AGATGCGTTACGCAGGGTGGGACAAGCGTGAAACCGACAACTACGTGAGGAACGATGTGTACGAGCAAATCAAGAACCTGCTGGAGAAAAACACATGATAGAAATGATTGAACAGCGTTCAGATGAGTGGTTTACCGCACGTTTGGGCAAGGTCACGGCCTCTAGGGTTGCTGACGTAATTGCCAAGACCAAGACAGGCTATTCAACTAGCCGCGAAAACTACATGGCCCAACTGGTGGTGGAGCGTATGACGCAAAAACCCACAGAGTCTTATTCCAACGCTGCTATGCAATGGGGTACAGATCAAGAGCCGTTTGCAAGGGCGGCTTATGAACTTGCCAAAGACGTTATTGTGGAAGAAGTAGGGTTTGTGCCTCACCCCAACATTTTGATGGCAGGAGCAAGTCCTGATGGCTTTGTGGGGGTCAATGGCCTGGTAGAGATCAAGTGCCCCAACACGGCAACCATGATTGAAACCCTGCTAACCAAGAAATGCCCACAAAAGTATTTCACGCAAATCCAGTTCCAGCTTGCCTGTACGGACAGGGTGTTTTGCGACTATGTGGTGTTTGACCCTCGTATGCCTAAACACTTGCAACTCTTTGTCACACGCATAGAACGTGATGAAGACTACATTGCCCACATAGAAGATGAAATTCAGACTTTTCTTGCAGAAGTCGAATCTAAGGTTAATTTACTCAACTCACTAGGAAACCCAAATGTCTAAGCTCAAGAAAGAAATCAGTTGTATCGTAGGGCAGTACACCAATGCCCAAGGCGCTTCTAAGAACCGCTACCAACGCATCGGCTCAATTATTGAGACAAAGAATGGCGATATGCTGAAGCTAGACGTTATCCCGCTTAAGGATGGCGGGTGGGACGGTTGGGCTTACCTGAATGACCCCAAACCAAAAGACTTGGGGTTTGATGATGAATTTTGAACACATTAGAGCCAGGTCTTCAGACCCCATTACATCATTCATGGCGGCTGACGCTGCCCCTAAATTTGCCAACAAGCACGTTAATACGATTATGGAGTGCTTGGCAAAGCACGGGCCGCTAGGCAAAGATGGCATAGCCAAACACACAGGGCTTGATGGCGTTCAGATTTCTAGGCGCTTGCCTGAACTGCAAAAGGATGGGTTGATTATGCTTACAGGCAAGACCGTCAAATCCAGCACAGGTAATCAGGAACGTGAATGGCGTTTGGCAATACCATGCTAGAAGATGAAATCATTCGTTTAGCAATTCAATGCCAACTTGTAAATGCCAGCAATCGTGATGGCATTTATATGAATGCTCTTTTAGCCTTTGCCAAGCTGGTCGCAGCTAAAGAACGTGAGGCGTGTGCAAAGGTGTGTGATGACATGGTGCTGTACACTGGCTACGATTGCGCCGCCGCCATCCGAGCAAGGGGACAAGAATGCTAGAAATCTTTTTACTCTTATTGCTTGGCGGGTTAGCCCTTGTGATTTCCGTCTTTATTGCAATCTACATTCTTAAAGACTAAGAAACATGGCACGTTCATCTATGCGCCTGTTTTGAAGTCCTTTTAGGATTTTACCGCCTGCCATGCAATATTTGAGTAGCTCATCTGCTGAGCCTGCCATATCGCCACGCAGGGCTTTTTGACGTAGCGTAGATCGTTGGAGTGTGCCTAGCCCTACATTGAACGAAAACGACACTAGGGCATCAAACTGCCCTTGGGTTAGGGGTACAGGCACAAACTTTTCTACGCCACGCTCAAACCGCTGTAAGTCTGCGGCAAGGATGGAATCCACTTCTTCCATAGAAAACTTGCGGTTGTCTTCAGGGCGCAAGGGGTAGACATCACGGTCTTCTATCTTTAGCTTGCCCTGCTCGGGGTACAGCACATGGCCCACACCGATAGTCCACAGCTTTGCGGGGCAGCGGTATGGGGTGAACCTTAAGCCCTCATGGTGCTTAATGACCTTCAGGGCTTTGGGGCTGACGTTCATTTTCCAAACGCTCTGCCGCCAAAGTGAAACGCTATGATGGACGCAAATAAGGTTTGAGTTTCGTTATCCCAAAGTTGTTCTGCCATCTTTTCAAAAGTAACGCCAGTAGAAATACCATGCCATGCTAGGGTCAGGTCGATTGCCACTAGCAGAAAGAAAAAGCCGTAGGTGATAACGGGCCTTACTGACGCTCTTAAATTGTGCATCCATTGGCTAGTCCCTTCGTTCAGGCTTGTGTCATGGGCGTAGATGGCTTGCATCTCCGCTTGCTGTGCGCCAATTAGAGCCGTTTTTTCTGACGATTTTGTTTCAATTTCTAGTTGTTCAGATTTGATGTGTTCAATGCGTTCTTGCGCCTCAAACCCTGCTTTACGCATTTCTAGCTCACGTTGAATCTGCATTTGGGCTAGGGCAAGCTCATGTTTTTTGTCAGCACGGTCTTGAAAAGCCTCTAGCAGCTTGGGCAAGCCGCCCATTAGGAATGAAACAATGGTGGAAAGTAGAGTAATCATTTTTTCTCGCAAGTGTGTTTGGCACGTTCTTCAAGTATTGCAATGGATTGTCGGTTGTAATGGATTTGGTCACGGTTAAGTTGAATTTCTTTTTCCAAATCTTGGCGTAGTTTTTCACGGGCAAGTTCGGCCCCGCTATTGGGTGCTTGCCTGTTGTCAGATGTAACCACCAAACTAATTTTGCTGTTCAGAATGGTCACTTCATGCGCTAGGTTGGATAGCGCAGACATTAAATAAACTACACAGCTAAAAAGCAAAGGCAAAATTGCAAACGTGATTTTTTCAATCAAGGCGCTTTTTGCAGATTCTTTTTGTTCATCGCTCATTTGTCAGCCTTTTTGTCCAGCTTGTCAAAAATCTGTTTGCAGATTTCTTTTAGCTCGTCAACGTCCCTGCGATAGTCGTCTTTAGCCACGTAACGCTGCGGGAATTCTTCTAGTCTATCTTCCAAACGTGACAGACCTTTGGTGATGTTGTTGAGCACCCAGCCAGCCAAAAAGCCTGCAAAGCTCACCACGATGTTAAAAATTTGCTGATTGTCCATTACATATCGCTAAGTTTGTTTTTGCCTGTCTGTTGGCCTAATTTTGCAGCCTTTTCCATTTCTTTTTCCATTTTTTTTGCGGCTTTAACTTCAGCTTTTGCGGCCCTAGCAGCTTGCATTCTTGCACCTGCTTCACGACCAATAAATGCACCTGCGCCTGCACCTACTTCCTCGCCCACCAATGCACCTATTGCGGTTCCAACAGTTGCGCCTGCAGCAGGCAAGCCTTTTTCAATAAGACCAACACGGCGGCCTTGCAAAGCAGCACCTTCGTACTTTAGTGGTGGCGTGTAGTGACCAACATAGTTCAATGCATGAAATTTCTGCACTTCGCTAAGAGGGAATGTTTCTACAATTTTTTGGCCTATGACTGAATTCAAAACATTGTTGGCTTTTTGTGAACTCCATTCACCTGCATTCTTTGTACCTGCTGCGTACACTTCACGGGCTAAAGCACCATCAATTTCAGCAACAGCGGCTGCGGCTGATTGACGTAACTCTTGTGGTACAGGCGGCATACCTTCAGGTGCATTACGAATGCGACCTTGCGCCAGTTCAGACAATGTGTCCCTAATGTGCCGCCATTGATCTTTAGGTAAGTTGTTTAGCTTGGATGGTATTTTTTCTAATGGTGTTGATGATGTAAGAACATTATTGACATCAACCTCACCAAATAATTTGTTAATGCCACTAGAACCCAAAATGGTTTTTTCTACTTGATGAATTTTGTCGCCAAGTTTGTAAAGTTTGGGATCAGCTACCGCTGCTATGTCTTTATCAATAGCTTCGTTAACTTTTTGAATTGCCCTAGAATTTTGTGGAGACCACTCGGCATTCATGGCTTTACGCACAGCGTCATAAGCAGCAACAGAACCAGGTGGATGCATTTTGCCAGTTAAATCTTCAAACCCAACTGTTTTAGCAAGGGTCAAATATTCTTTGGCTGCGGCTTGTACGCCTTCCACGCCTTTAATTTTTAGACCCGCTGCCCATTGTGGGTTTTTTAGCAAATCATCAACGTGTGTAGTTTTAATTTGATTGTTGCCAACCCTTTCAAACGCTGAATCGTAAACTTGTTTTTTGGCTTGGTTCAAATAACCTGTAATGCTTGCAGAAGATGGTTCATTAGGGTCAACTCCATGAAATACATCATTGATGCGACCACCACGTTGTTCATCATTGATTAAGCTGCGTGATGCCCCCGTAGCATTTACACGGTCTTCAGCAAATTTTGATAAGCCAATCTGTTCATTGGCAATTTGCTGCTTCATCTTCAAGCCAAGCTCTGATGGGTCTGCCATGTTTGCCAAAGCGTGTTCATTGCGTAACAGGTTTTCATTGCCCGTCACCACGCCTGGCCTTGGCTTAAGACCTGGCAGCACTTCTTGAAATAGCTCTGACCTAAGTTTTTGCTCTGAAACAGGAACATCGGTTGGCGTTTTAGTCAACTTGATAGCAGGGAAAGTCTCTCTGCCGCCTGTTTCCTCACCTGTGAACTTGCCAAAGTAAGGATTGTTTTGAACCGCTGCCGCACCTGCGCTACCTGCAGGAACTTTTCTTGCCTCAAATTGTGCTTGCGCTTGTTCTTTAGACAATGGTTTGACTATTTCAATTTCAGCAGCGGCTTCACGGATAGGCTTGGCTACGGCCTGCGCTGCTTGCTTGGCAACAGGCACAGCTTCTCTTAAAGCCTGTGGTACGGCTGCGCCACCAATAACCACCATGTTTCTGATGTCAGCAGCAGGAATGCCCGTTTTCTCTGATATTTGTTCAGGGGTCATGCCAAGCACGTTAAACATTCTGTTTAGCTCTTTGGCAATTGGCTCTGTAATGCCACCCAAAGGCTGTTGGTAGGTTTCCTTGCCTGTAATGCCCAACGCCCTGCCTAACGGCTTGTCAATTGATGCCGCCGCTGCTTGTCCAATCTGTTCAGCACGTTCAGGCGTGTTGGCTGTTCTAGCCAATGCTTGAACCCCTGCGCCGTAAATTTGAGGCACAACACCATATAAAGTGTCTATGCCACCAGCAACACGCTCACCAATTTTTTGCCTTGCTTCTAAAGCAGACGCAACCATTGATGGCACAGCTTTTTGCGGTTGCATAAACCTATTGACCAACTGACCCATAACGGTTGGTTGTGGTGCTGGCGCTGTCAAACCGCCTGTTGGGATTTGTTCAGGGCCTGCAATTGGGGCTTGGGACGGTTGAACTTGTGGTTGGGCTTGTGGTTGGGCTTGTGGCTTGGCTTGCGGCTTGCCAAGTATCAATGAACCCAAATCATCTTCAGGTGCGGCTTGTGGCGCTTGTGGCGCTTGTGCGCCGCTAGTTACTTTGTTAACGTAAGACGTAGGGTCTTTGGTAATGAACCCGCCGTATTGCGCCAATGCTTTGTTTACATCGCCTTTGTTGCGTTGCACCAATTGTTCAAGATAGGTTTTGGCTGCTGCTCTTGATTGCTCTTCATTAAATGGGTTGAACTCAATGCCTTGCTTGTGAAGCATTTGTACGGTTTCAGGCAAGAATTGATAAGGCCCCATAGCCTTAGTTTCTTTGTTGATTGCAAACCGATCTTTGCCGCTTTCAACACGGCGCAAGCTGTCTAGCAACTGATCTGTAATGACAGATGCAGATTTTTCTGTTGGCTGTTTAGCTGATGTTTCGGGCGCTTTGCCCAAAATTAGTGCGCCAAGCTCATCCATTTACAAACTCCCTGTTTTAGAAAGTTTTTGAATATTTTGGTATTTGTCAAAAAACTCTTTACGTTTTTTCTCATCACTTCCAAGCAATTTATCAATTTGTTCTTTGCGTTTTACAGGGTCAGAAATAGCGTTGTAGATGTTCATGGCCTCAAACACTTTGCTGTCAGCGTTGGCATTCCATGCTTGCTGATAAGCCTTCATGTTGTTGTCGCCAAACCTTTGTGCAAACTGCTGTGCGCCCCTTGCTTGCAAATCAAGGTTAGTTTGGTCGGCTTGCACCCTACGGGCAATTTCTACTAGCTTTTCAGGCGGCATTTTGATTGTCCCGTTTGCCACTTGCTGCATATCCAAACCTGAAACTGTATTGCCTGACCCGCCCATTGCGTTTGCGTTAGACAAAGCCAAACGTGCAAGGTCTTTAGCCAAAACCTCATATTCGGCGCTGTTGATTGCCATTCTAATTTTTTGGCCTACTTTACCAATCACACCACCGCCTTTTTCAATGTCGTATAGGTCTGCATTGATAAGGTTGGCTTGTTTAATCACTTCCTCTACGTTACGGCGGTTTTCAGGCAAATTGCCCTGTGCGTTCACCATGCGGTTACGGTATTCCACCCCTGCCGTTTGGTCTGCAACTTCGGTAGGTTCAGGTCTATAAGGTTGGTCTGCCTTGCGTACAGGGTAAGGCACTCGCATACCAGGCGCAACCTCTTGCCCCGCTGCAACTGTTGGCGCAGGGGCTTGCAATCCACCTGCCCTACCAATCTCAACGGTTGGCTTTGCAGCACCCACGCCTGGCATCGTAGTAACAGTAGCGCCTGCTTCTGTGGTCTGTACGATAGGCGTAAATGCAGTTTGTTGCTGTGTAGGTGTCATGATGGCTTGGCTTGCTTTGATAAGCGCATCAGACACTTGTGGGCTTGCCTGCATTTGAGAAAACACAGGTATGTAAGACCGTTCAACCAAGTTTTTCAAATCAGGGTTGTTTGGGTTTTGCTTAACAAGATTTTCTAATTCTAAACTGATGATTTTTGGGTCATTCACACCTGCACGACCAAGTAGCCCCAAAGTTGACGAAACAAGTTGCCGTTGATCTTGCGTAAGGTTTTGTTTGGCTTTTAAACCTTCAGTTTGCGCCGTGCTTAGCGTGCTGTATTTGCTGATGTAATCAGCGCCCGTTAATGGTGCAATTTTTGGAACTACAGCATTAATTTTGTCAATGTCTATGCGCCCATCTGTTTGAAAGTTTTTTGGGTCAGCAAAAAACATTTGCATGTTGCGCCGTTCTTTATCGGCTTGTTCGGCAACGCCTAATTGAATTTCACTTGACCTAACGGTTTGTTGTTGTTGTTGCAGGGCCAAAGGATTAGTTTGCTCTGCTTGTTGGTAAGCCTGTGCGCCACGAGCAACATTTATCATTTCGCCAAGGCTCATGCCTGGCACAGGGCGTATTTGTGTACCAATAGGTTCGATATTGAAGTCAGCCATGATTTAGCCTTAAGCAAGATTTGCAAATGCATCAATAGGTTGTGCAGGCCCATAACTAGGAATTTGTGCTTGCTGCGGTCTAATCAAAGATGCCAAAGTAGCTGCATTTCCTATGCCTTGCAATCCACCAGCCATTGCGTTAGCCGCACCGATTTGACCCGCACCTGCGGCTGTAGCGCCACCTATGCCTAATTGCCCAATGTTGGCGGCTGTGGTTTGGCCTAACGCTTGGGCTTGGTTTTGTGCGGCTTGACCAATACCTGCAATGGAGGCAAGACGGTTGTAAACGTTGCCAATTCCTGTTTGCTGTTGGCTAAAGCCTTGGGCTTGCTGGTTCATATAGTTAGCCAATGCGTTTTGGTAAGCATTGCTTGCGTAATCTTCAGCAAACTTAGTGGCGGCTCTTGTAACGTTAGACCCACCGCCGCCCACATTCATAGCTTGACGGGTTGCGCCTAACCCTTGGTCAAGCATGAATTGATAGTTAGGGGCAAGGTTAGACTTCAGGTCTTCCTGTGTAAATGGTCGGTATGCCGCAGGAACTGCCGTTAGTTGTGGCAGCATCTGCTGAATGTTGGTTAACGCACCATAGCCTGCTTGACGATAAGGCGCTTGTTGGGCGTTCTGAATGTCAAACATTTCACGCTGTAAGCGTGTTGCCTCATTAGCGGCTTGAACTTGACCTGCGGCGGCA